TTGCTGTGCCTGCATTCTTTGCTTATCAAGCATTTGCTGCTTCATCATCATCTGCTTTTTCTTAGCAAGCATCTGCTTCTCTTTAGGATCTGTTTCCTCATTTTTCGTCATGCCTGTAAGTCTATTTTTAATAGACTTCATCTTAGACAGTTCAGGGTTATGCTTTGTAGCAACATTATGAATTTTATCTGCTTGCTTACCCTTTTTATTCGCCTTGTGCATACGAACTTGGGGTTCAATATTGCGCTCATCAGTATCCTGACCCGCTTTAGCAGCATGACCTAAAGCAGAAACAATTTTCTTGCCTGCCTTCATTCCCATTTTTCTTTTAGGTAGTTCTTTATATTCTTCTGTAACCCCTTCACTCATACGGTCAACAACTTTCTGTGCTGCACCTTTGATAGCACTCTTCAAACCTTTCTTTGCTTTTTTAGGAGCATCAGCAGCAGACTTCTTCATTCTATTAGCAGTATCGGAAGCAGACTGTTTTGCTTCTCTTGCCTTATTATAAGCAGCAACTTGTGCCTTAGCAGATGCCATACCTACTTTCTTCTTAGCAGATGCCATCTTATCACCAACCTTTCTACCAAGGAATCTCAAACGACCCTTTGCTTTCTTCATCATCTGTTGTCTGGGTGACTCAGTATCAGAACCATAGGTGACTCTTGCCTCAGTCAATACCCACTCAAGTGCTTCTTCAATATCATCTTGCTCATAACCTTCTTCCTGAAGATCAAAGTATACACCCTCTACCGTGAAATCAAACTCATCAATTTCGACTGCTTCAAGGATAGTCTCTTCACCCATTACTGGATTGATCTTGACTTTATTCTTTACAGTCTTCTCTTTCACCATGTCTTCGCTGGTGGCGCTGGTTCGCTTACCAGACTTTTTTTTTAATAAAGTAGGATATGCTCCACCCATACCTGCACCAGTACAACTTCCACAGACTTCACGCAGTTCTTCTCTCCAATCAGAGAAACCTTCATTAGTTGGAGGAGGAGGGAGTTTCTTACCCTTCAATTTACCTTGCGCCTGAAGTTTTCTATCATAAGCAAAGACATCAACTTTCTTCTTTTTCTTTGCAGCATCCATGCGAGCAGCACCTTTGTAGTCAATACCTTCACCGTAGATTTTCTTGTTTGCTGCCTTATCGGCATCTTCACCTGCTTTCTTACCGTGCTTTTTTACGATGCGGGCATGAGTCTTGTCTGATTTGGTGTGTTTTTCATCACCTTCAAACTCATTGGTACGACGCTCGGCATATGCCTTGGTAGCAAGTTCCTTAGAGATTTCGTCAATCTGCTCAACTTCTTCTTTCATTCTCTTCTTCATCGCTTTGGCGATTGCCTTACGACGCTTACCAAGATACTTATCAGTCTTAGTGTTGTTCTTACCATCATTATCAATATCAGCATCTTCCTGACCTACAGGATCAAGTGCTTCATTAGTATTGGTTGGAGGAGGAGGAAGTTTCTTACCCTTTAGTTTGCCTTGTGCCTGAAGTTTTCTATCATAAGCAAAGACATCAACTTTCTTCTTACCTTTAGCAGCATCCATACGGGCAGCGCCCTTAGGATCAATTGCTTCCTTCATTTTCTCACGCTTTGCCTTTGCCTTAGCAAGCAGTCTATTCTTTGCTGCGTCTTGCTCAGACTTAGGGATAGTAGTTACTGCACCCAACTTCTCTGCGGGTTTGCCAGGAACGGCAGATTCAGCAACTTGCTCTAAGTAAACCTTTGAAATATCATTCAGAGGATTGTTACCAATACCATTAGACATGTTTCTACTTTGTCTTTTTCTTATACTTATTTATGAAATTCTTTATATGTGTAGTTCCAGTCACCGCCATTGCATTTTTTAGGTATCCATCTGTGCCGACAAGAGTGTTTGGATGCTTCTCATCTCTCATCCTACTGGTCATCTGCTTCTCATCATATTCCATTACATCTCTAATCCAAGACTTGAACATATATTCTTCTTTGGTCAGACAGATCAGATGATTAGTTCCTCTGCGAATAATCTCACCTACCAGTCCTGTATTCAGGTTCTCTACAATATCACCAATCTTGAAGATATTACCAGAAACATAATTTTCTCTCAGTCCTTTTAGATCACACTTTGGAGCAATCTCCCACATCTCCGCAACTTCTTTTTTCTTCAACTTCATTCCATTGAAAACAGCATCAAATAAAGATTGTGTTTCAGAATCATTCAATTCTTTTGGAGTTCCTTTACGGAATGAATCAAAATCATTATCGGCAACTGCTTTTCTCATCTTGGATGCAGACATTCCTTCTACACCTTCAGCATCTGCATCTCTAACACCAGCAGAGATTACACGAATGTTTTCAAAGTTATAGAGTTCTCCATTATACTTCGTTGCCAAATTTTCAAATTCTGCTTGACGATCAGAACCTACAACAATATTAACGTTATTATACCCATCCTCATCTGCAGCAGTCAATACGTCGAAGATGGTTTTCATCTCAGAATCATTGATAATATTTTCTGAATATTCAGGAAACATCTTTCTCATAAATGAAATCTTCATATCAGGGTCAAGTGGATTCTTCTTTGGATCCTGAGACCTTGATGGATATACTCTTAAATCTCCACCTTCTGATGCTTTCTTTGCTGCAGACAATAACTTACCGTGACCAACAGTTGGAGGATTGAATCTACCAAAAGTTACAGTCAAAGTATCAGAACCAACTTCCTCTTCTGAAGTTTCTGGTTCCTTTTCTGCTGGTTTTGATTGAGATTTTGTAGGATCAATCTTTGGTTTTTTTGCTTTTACTTCTGGTTCCTTAGCAGTCTTTTCCTTAGAAGGTGCTTCCTCTTCTCCAGGTCCTCTCTTAGTTACATATTTCAGTTTTCCGTTTTCTGTACGCGCAACCAATTCTCTGGTCTTGGGGTTCATCCAACCACCACGCTGGCTGTCATATACCAATCCCTTATTCTTTGCTTCTATAGAAGCAGCAGATTGTTTTGCCTCACTTAGAAATCGGAGAAAGTTTTTCATCTATATTGTTGGTCCTTATACTATATTTAGTAAAGTTTTCCGAATGGTCCGAACTTATTACCTTTCTTGATAGCAAGAAATACGATGTCGGTCCATACTTCTTCCTGTTTTTTCTTTGGTGTTATCTTATATACAGCATCAAGGAAGGCAAGTTGAATAAGTTTAGCATTAGCAACATGAGGTTTATCAAGAAATAATCCTTCAATGTTAGCAGTAAACTCTTCTTCGTTTCTTGTTTCAGTTTCTGCATGTTTACTTACACGCTTATACATACCAACAAATTCTTTTTCTCTTGCTTTGAATTCGTCTCTTGTCTTTGGATACTTACCATTTGCTTTTTCAAAACTCTGACCAGCATCACTCAATAATTGAACAACTTGGTCAACCTGTGCCTTACCACCACGGGCAGCACCAGCACCAATTTGAGTTGCTTCCCATTTCAGATTACTAAATCCAGTAGAGTTATTACCTTTGATTTGAAACTTGTATCCTTTACCACCACTTTTAGTCAGTTTGACCACAGTATCTTGAGACATACTCTCATCCAGTCTAATCTTTGTTTCAACATTAGGAAAGTTATAATCATCAATTTCGTCAAGAGTTAGACCTTTTACATTGAACTCTTCCCATTTTGCTTGACCACCAGATATCTTTTTGAGTGATACTCCTACAAGTTTTCTATCCTGATACAAAGAACGCATCAAAGAATTCAATTCTTCAATAGTTTGTGTTCCTTTACTACCTTCAATAGTTTTATCAACAGCATCAGTTATCTTCTTGACCGAACCTCTAATCAACCACATATCAGCAGGGTCCCAGTTATCTTTCTTACTGATACCGAACGTTTTGACTACAACATCAGTGATGTAATCCATAAAAGAACCAGTGCCGCTATGGTCAAATACATCCCACTGCGAGTTAGAAAACTCTTTGAACATTGTTACATGCTGCTTCCAGAAAACTTCTAACCATTCAAACTGAACTGTTGGGTATACATCTTTGATACCCTCCATAGTTTTCTTGTCCTTCATCATTGCTTCAACAGAAGTCCAAGTAACATTATCTTTCAATACTCTCTCAAAGACATAAGTTGATGCTTTCTCTTGCATCAAAGTAGTCTTTGCATCTGCTGCTGGTTTTTTAGTTGGTTTATATTGAAACGATGCTCCCTTTACCTTATCTCCATCTACTACAAATGTTGTAGTAGGAAAACTAGAACCAGATTTTACAGCAGACACATATCTAATTCTTTTCTTATCAAGTATTTCATGTATCTTTGAAGATACCTCCATCCTATCTGCTGCAGACAAAATATATTTTTTAGTTCTAGTAGTTGACTTGTCCTCTACTGAGACACCTTTTATCTTCTCGATGTCGTCAAGTAATTCGGCAAGTTCTGCTAAAGATGCTGAGGCAGCCATAACCTTTTATTTTTATTTATGGAGAATAGCGGACTCGAACCGCTGACAGCCTGCTTGCAAAGCAGATACTCTACCAACTGAGTTAATTCCCCTGGAGATGTTCTCTTTCGGTTTTATATATTATAGAAGGGTCACGCCATATCTTGTAACCCTCTATAACTTCAGGTATCAACCACTCATGAACAGGAAGACAGTATTCCCAATTCACTGGTTGAACACAGTTCATTATAACGACAGACCAAAATGCTGTCAAGTAATTAAAAAGTGTAGTCATTGGTCCCACACTAATTGATGTGCTAACTTATCTCTCAACTGATTGATACGTTTCTCATCAAAGTGTGCGAAGTTTGGATACTTCTCTACCTTCTTGTAATAATGAAGTGCATTGAGGATGATTGTATAGTCCTCCATTGAGAGTTCAAATTTCACAGTTTACCATCAACAACTCCACTATTTACCACTCTGGTATATAGATGAAGTGTACCTTCTTGTTCACACTTTAGATGCCACCTGGTCATATCAACAACTGCTTCTCTGGTTAAACCAGTCAACATTTTACGACCTTGTTTTGTTTCAGTAGTCCACAATCCAAATCGCGTTTGCCATACTCTAAAACAATCATCAATCCAATAAACTTCTGCGATTTCTGGATGCTCCTGGATTTCATTCATATTAGTTCTTTTTCTTTGAAATAGTGAAGGGTTTCTTTCATGTTACCAATGTGTTTAGAACCAACAGCAACTTGTGGATAAGTTGCTTCAGATCCAAACTCTTGCTCAAATGCTCTTTGGGTGAAGTGGTTATTCAGACGATACTCTGAAAACTCTCCACCTATTGCTTTGAGTAATTGTATAATTCTTTCACACTCTTGACTACCGTTAGTGTAAATTACTGCTTTCGTCGTCATCTTCCTTGTAGGTAATTGTGATACGTTTAGATACTCTACCTCTACTATCTAGAAGGGTTTGATAGTGAACTTCACCATTCAACTCTTCTGCAATCTCATTGATTCTCCACCTAGGTACGTTCTTTTCCTTGCTCATTTTCTCTCCTATTATTTTCCAACCACTTATCAATTTTTTCTTGTGTTGGAACAACAATTCTAAATGGAATACCATCCTCTTCAAACTCTTCGTTCATTTTTTTATAAGTTTCAGGTGTAATCTTTTCAGTCACGTTGCCTCCAGTCGTCAGGTTTGTCTCTTTGAAACCAGTCCTTTATGTCATCTGCCCCATCAAACCTAGTCTTGTAGTTTGATGGGTCGGGGTCACCTAACCCCATCTTATTCAAAAAATCATCCATACTACCTTCCTCAATATCCTGAGCAGATTGACGACGTGCTTTGTTCAACCAGTCCCTAGCAAGCGTATGTGACTTGGCAAGTTTCTCTGCCCAGATCATATCTTCTAAAGGGACTTGTTCCTTGTTCGCAATAGATCGACAAATAGATTCAAGACGAAGTCTGTAGGCGGTAGAAAGCATTTTAGTTTCGCAGTTTTTTCTGTAAATCTGTAGCCCTGGTATACTCATCTAAAGCAGTTTCAGAACGATATTGTAAAATAGAATCAATATCACTCAGAATATCTTCGGCCGAAACATAATCATCAAAGTAACGATCTATTGCTTCTTTGAGGTATCTCAAACGGTGCCACTCAGGACTATAAGGTTTGTAGTAGTTCATAATGAAATTATTTATTCTTCGGGTTCTGTTTTCTTATTGAAACCGAAGGGACCTTCTTTGTCCTTTTCTTCCAATGCAAACTTAAGAGCGATTCCACCAACTGCTTCCATTACTTTTAGAACTTGTTCTGGTTTAGCATCTTCACCAAGTTCTTTGGCAACATACCAATACTTAGGCCAGAATGTCTCACCTGCCTTTTGATAATCTTCAAGTGTCAGTAGTTTCATTTAGTGCCTCCTCAATTTGCTTATCAATGTCAATAATTATAGCACGAATATCAACAATGCGTTGAGGTGTGCATTTGGGGTCATAAGTGTAGATACGTTGTTCTTCAAAGAGAACTTGTCGTACTGCTGCTGCAGACCCAATGTCTAGTTCAAGTTTCACCATAGTATTCATCCAATAGTCTACGAATTTTATTTTTGATGGGCATTGGTCCTTTTACAACATCCATCATACCACCTTGTTCATTTATAACAACAAGAGTGGGTACTTCTTTGATGCCGTATTTTTTAGCAAATTCTACGTCATCATAAAGAGAAACGATTTCAATTTTACTGATTCGTTCATCTTTCATACAATTCAAAGACCTTTTTACCATACCACAAGGAGTACAGTAAGGGTCAGTGAATAATACCATCCTAGTCACAGGTCACCTTCTTTACGGTTTTCAGACTTGTGAACGTCAAAACTACCACCAGGATAACGTGCTTGAAGTTTCTCAACGTTCATCTCAATCACTTCATCAAAGGTAGTATCAAGTGCCATACATGCCTGTGCAAGATACCAACAGATATCACCCAGTTCACGTTTCATATGGAAGACATTCTCTTCGTTATAAGGTTTACCTTGCAAAAAGATCTTCTTCACAACCTCAGTAAACTCACCTGCTTCTGCAGTCAAACCAAGAGCAGCAGTCAAAAGTTGAGGAACATTACAATCATTCTCAACTTCCAATTCTGTAAGACGTGCTGCAAGAGCAGGATAATCGAGACTAGGAGTGCTAGTCACACCATGAACAAATTCAAGATACTTTTCGGTGTCAACAGTCATAGGTCAATAATTTTAGATTTAGATTCAGGTAGTTTTTGTTGAATTGCGATCTCTTGACCAGCAATTCTAATAGAAGGAAGTTGGTTTTGAGGGAATGGTTCAAGGTCAAGAATCTGAGCAACAGGAATGAACGTATAGTAATGTCCGTCCCATCGACGATTTCTCATATCGATAAGATTGAGTGCGTCCCTTTCACCACCACAGTCGGCAATCTTTTCACCTCTAGGGTTGTATATAGAATAGTAACCGGTCAAAACTTGAATCCCTCAAATGATTTCTTTGGTTTAGTCTCTTCGTTAGTATACTCTTGATCCTGTCCACTGTCAATGATGTCATCTTGAGCAGACTGTTCACAATCATATAGACGCATTTTAGCACGATCAATGCCCACAACAAACCTCTTGTAGACAGTTGGATCATTGTATCTATTCTTCAACTGCTTCACCATAATTTGTCCAAGCCCCTCAAGCTCATCTGAAGAAATAAGGGCAAACATAAAATCAGCAGTAGCAGGGAGACCAAAGGACTCAGAAGTATCAGTAAGCTCAACATCAGAGCTGCCATAACCAGAACGAGTGGTCTGAGTGGCCGATACGATAGGGACGTTTGCTTCGACAGCAAGACCTCTAAGTTCTTCAGCAATAGACTTGATATACGAATAAGAATTAACATTGCTATTTCCCCTATACCTAGAGGAAGCACAAATATTAAGGTAATCGATGAAAATAATATCAGGTCTAAATGACTTCTTAAGTGCAAGTTCATTAAGAAGTGATTTGAAATGTCCACTATGTGCTGACGCAGTAGGGTATTCTTTGATGATAAGAGTGCCCTGTGTTTTCTTACTAAGGTTAGTAACCTTATTATCAAACATTACCTTGGGCAATTCAATCAGTTCTTGAATCGGGACATTGAGAAGGTTGGCGTCAATTCGTTCAGCAATCTTCTCTTCTGCCATCTCCATTGTAATATAGAGAACGTTCCGTCCTTGGAGCAACACCGAGCTAGCGACGTGGCACATGAATAGAGACTTGCCGACGCCCGTACCAGCAAGCGCGATGTTAAGAGTCTTGTTAGGTAAACCACCTTTCGTGATTTTGTTGAAATATTCGAGATCGAATTCAATTTTGTCCTCCTTTCTGTGATAGGTTTCGTATCGTGCTTCATAGTCTTGTAAGTAATCGTGACCAATATGAGTATCGAAACTAACTGCCAATGCATCAGACAAGATTGAAGGAATCGCATCTCTGCTTTTCTTCTCATCATTACCGTCAGCGATATGGATGGACTCCATAAGCGCCAAGTATATAGCACGGTCTCGACACCACTTTTCTGTAGTATCAACCAACCAATGAAACTCAGATGTCTCTTCTTCAAGGTATGAAATTACCTTGACGATTTCATTGAAAGTTGTATCGTTGATGTCAGACCGGTTCTCTACTTCAATAGACAGAACTTCTTTGGTAGGACACTCATTATATTTTACGACGAATTTCTCCATCTCATCGAAGATGATACTCTGATTAGAATCCTCAAAGTATTCTTTTTTGATGAAGGGTAAAACTTTTCTTAGATATTTTTCATTATGTAAGAGGTTTCTAAGGATTAGAAACTCAACTTTCTCCATAACTAAACTCCTTTTGTGCAATTTGGTCTAACTGTTCCATCACCTCATCAGTGAAGTATACTTCTGGTTCTTTTAAGATCTGCTTTGCATAGACCTTCTTACCATTCATTTCATATCGACCAGCAACGTTTTTCCAAAGTCCGCCAATCTCACCGAGTTCAAGAAGACCATAATATCGATCAAGACCACGCTCATCGTAATAAAGACGCACCGTAACATCCTTGTTCTCCTTACTCAAACGCGACTTAGCAGTCTTTGCTTTGATAAGATTGCCGACGATTTCTGTTCCATCCTTTTCTTTCTTTTTGCTGAGATAGATGATTGTAGACGCAGCATACTTGAGTCCACTGCCTCCACCCATTTCCTTTGTAGGCACATAAGATCCGATAACATCGTAAGTGTGGTTGGTAACGATCATTGGAATATTTGCTTGACCCAGTTTCAGAGTCAGCATACGGAAAGCACCCTTGATCAACTGAGACTTTGTCATGTCCCTAACTTGCTTTTCATCAAGGGCATCTCTAATCTCCTTTTCAGTCGAAAGCATCCCCAAAGAGTCTAGCACAAACATACACGGTTTGCGATCCTCTTCAGGGGTTTTGAGATACATGTCCACTGCCTTGAGTGCCTTGCTTCGGAACTCCTCAACAGTGACCACATTGACGACTACTGTGCGATCAAGGTTTACCCCACGACCTGAGAGTAGAGACTTGTTAACAGCGGCCTCAGTGTCAAAATATAAGCAATACCCATCAGGGTTAGAATCAAGGAAGTTCTTGACGACAGCAAGGGAGAAAAAAGTTTTTCCAGTACTAGACTCCCCAGCAATGGCAGTAATCTTATTCCCAG